GAGCTATTGCTTCTGCCTCAGTAAGCTGAATAGAAGAAGGAGGGATTAATGTGGAGAAGGGTACATACCCTCCTTTGTTAGCTTCTACGTAAGCAGTAAGCAAAGCTTTCTCTGCATCAGTAACATTAGGTAGGATAGCAAGCAGCTCCGTCAAGTCCACTTCAGGACTGATGTACACTTGCTCCGTAGTCTCACCTACGATAGCCGCCATATCGTCGCTCTCTCGGATAGAGATGGGGAACAACTGCCGCGTAATATCGTTCGGGCTTTGGATGCTCGCAGGGCGATACAAGTTCCAACACTGCTCGTCAATAGCAATCGCGTGCTCGTTGCTGGTGGAGCCCTCCATAGGCTCGACGGGGAGGTAGACTACGCTCATAACGAATATTGAGTTATCAGGTTGTTCTGAATGTTTGTCACGGTGGCGTCAGGCAAAGCGGAATCGTAAAAAATGGCTTCATGCAATAACCCATCGTCAACTGTACTGTTGGGGTCACTCCTCTCTCCCCTAAACAACTCTTCAAAAGGACCACCCACATAAGCGGTACCTAAAGTATTACTATACAAAGACGTAGTATTCCTCCACATATCGTAGTCGTTACCGTCCTTCCTTGAGGTCATCACCATTTCATCAAAAAGGTTGGTAGCAGAAAAGTTGGCTATCGTACTGCCTTGAGAAACAATCCAACCCTGACTTGAACTTCTCGGATACCAACCCCCGGTAATTACGGCACCCCAGTTGCTTTGAGAACCTTTCGCGGCAAATGTGGTGTAGCCCCCCGATGCCGGAATGCTAATAGGCGAGAATTCCATGCGCCCCACGTTAGTTCCATTTTGAACAACGGGGATGCCGGAACGAGAAATAATACTCGTGCCGTCATAAATGATTACAGGGTTTTGCGTCAAACCCGCGTGGTTTTGGTTGCCTGTTTGGTCAAACCACTGACGCACCGTAGCCACGCTTGACCCTGCAAAATCAATGATGGCTTGGGTATCGAGGTCGCCGTTACCATCAAACCCGATATTCTTGGTACGACCATCAGACCTCTCCACCTGCATAGCATACTCAGCGTTGTTGTTCAACTGTCGAACGCTATATGCAACTGCGGCATTGGGGTAGTCAAATAAGAACCCGATTGTAGCCGCCTCATCGTTGACGATGATTTCGTAGTAGTCGTTGATGTTCGTCTCGATGCCGGTGCGTTCTACAGTGCCGTTGTCTCTTGGGTACAATATATATTCTTGAATAATGCCTGTCCATGCGTCACCTGCCCCGCCGGTAGTGTCATTACCAACGTGAATAGCATTCTGATTGAAACTTCCCGCGTTGCCTGACGCTTCTGTTGAGCCATCTACCCTTATAAGACTATTAACTCCGTCTGCCAATAAGCTGTAAAGCCTTTGATTATTCCCAATGGTGAGTGTCGCAGTAAGTGTTGCTCCATTGTTCATTGCGATATAGGAATTACCAGTGTACACATAAAAGCCGCTACCTTGTTCCGCAAGAGTCGCAAATGCGTCTGCGTCTCTTTGCGCTACCGAATACAGAGTGTGCGCCCCTGTACCACTGTAAGATGCGCTAAGTTTGTAATCGTCAGAAATACCCCAATACAATCCTGCCTTCCCGTTATCGGTAATTACCGCCGTTCCATTGTATATCTGAGGCTGATAACTCGGATTTATCTGCGTAGCGTGTCTCGACTGTCCGCTTTGGTCATACCACGCTGAGACCCTAAGTTCATCTGAACCCCCGAACGCGACGATAGCCGCCTCGTCTAAGTCACCACTCGCAGTAAAGCCGATGTCTTTCTCATCGAAAGGAGCTACAGCCCGACGCACACGCATACACTTGATAGCCGTATTGCTCAACTTCCTCACCGAATACGCCGCCGCCGCATCACCAAAAGCATCCAAAGGCGGAGTGTAACCTGGATCAGGAGCAGGTCCACCTCCTCCTCCAGTTACTCCTGTAGAAACTAATCTTAATATGTCTCTCCCGAGTCCAAGCATTACCCTAAATATACTATCGCACTCCCAGAAGTCAAGGTCATAGCAGTATAATTACCGTATAGCGTAAGACCTGCAGGAAATGTTGCAGTAGGATCAGATATAAATTCTGAGCTAAGAGCAGTAAGAGTAGTAAATACAGTACTCTCTAGAAAAGTGATAGCTATTATTGAAGTACCTGCTGGTGCTGTATAAGAAGCTGTAACTAGAGAGTTACCGTTTTGCCCGAACCCGTACTTGAGTTCATCGCTTTTGTTTACGTCTTTAATGGCCATAATTAATGTATTTGTTTACGAGCTAGTATGAGTTTGATTTCAGCGATGTCAGCAGCTAATTGCTTGAGTATCACATTGTTCTCATCATCTTTTAACTCTAATGTTTTGACTCTACTTTTTAGAGCGGCATAATCGTTTTGATGTTTTATCCAGACACCTATAATACCGGCAGCCACAGCCATTAACTCGAATAGATATATCTCCTCCATTTGTTTTCAGCATCTACACTTCCATTTTCGGAGTGCTTTGTTAATTCTTGAATTTGGATCTCTTTTTGTTTTAGGTTTGGTTAGCTTTCTTTTCATCCCGCACATACGTCCACAGAAATTATCTTTGCGCGCTCCCCCTTCAGGTTGTGGTGCTTTGAGATCTGATCCAGGGTTCTCACGTTCATATGATTTACGGCCTCTTTCATTCAATCCCCCACTAGGATTCTTACCTTCACTACGAGTCCACGCTCCTGATCTAGCTTTTTTAGCAGTCTTTTTAGACTTTTCCAAAGCTTCGTCAGATACAGTCCCTTTGCCTTTTCTAGACGTACCTTCAGACTTTTTCCTATTCATATAGTAATAGAGTCCTTTTCTAACTCTTCTACCGTCTTTTGTAGTATGGTAATTAGAAGCCATTATTGTCCTTGTTGAAGTGGAATCTTATCCTGCTGTTTATCGTTTTCAGTATCAGGGAAGGAGCCTGCTAACATGCGCAGTTCTCCAGCCATAATACCTTGGTCAATCTGAGCTACCATATCCGCGGGTAGTGGGTACGGTGATTGGGGATCATAGCAAGGACCATCATTACAGGTATTGAAATTAAATACCTCTTCAGGGTCCTCGAATACTCCCCTAACATTTATAGCTTCTAAACCCTTCGGCCTATAAACGTAAATATACTCATCAATTACATAATATTTAGTATGACCTTTAGTGTATTTATCGTACTCTAAGTATTCTACTTCGTAAGGCTCTACTCTTGGTATACTACCTGTTCCATCAGGTTTACCTATAAAAGTAAATGCATCTTTAAAGTTGAATCTTATCGTACGAGGAAGCTTGTCAATAGTTCTATAAACTACACAAGTGGGAGGAAGGTCGCAGCATTTAGAAGCATCTACTTGCTTTAGCTTAAGACATCCTAGATCTTGTTCTATGGTCTTAGATACATACCCATTACGAGCATAGTCCCTGCGAATAAACATCGCACGGTAATGCTTAATGTTGAACTTTATCTGATCTAGAGATATATGTTCATCATTGCTGGAACGTCCACCCCGAACCAGGTTTAGTAGGTTATATGCAATTTCATCAAGCGTCATCTATTTTCTCTTTGATCTTCATGATCTTAGAGCACTTTTCGTACTCTTCTGTATCTTCGAAGTATTGTATCATGTCATCTGCAACTAGCATGAAAGTTTCTGGAACACCAGGATCAAAAGGAAGAAATATCATATCCTCTGCTTGATCCATAAGTTGCTCTACCGTCATCTCTCCGGTAATAACTTTGTAAGCATTACGATACGCTTCGTCCAATATCTCTATCTCTTCTTCTAAAGAAGCTACGAGATCTTCACCTTCTGTTTCTTCAAACTCTAACATTTGCCTGTAAATATCCTTCAAGTCCAGTTTGCTTATTCCATATATACGCTTGTCCTGCTCGTTTAGCCTCGTACCCCATCTGCTTATGCCAGTCATCGTTAGGACAAATAGATGGTATGAATCTAACTTTAATACCCCTGTATTCATTTACCATCTCTTTATGGAAATGACCGCAGTGTACCTCTCTATGAGTTGTACGTGCAAACATCTCCGGTTGTTCCGTCGCCATGATCAGCGGCATATCAGCAGCTTTCTCTTTATCCCCATGCGTAAACATCAGCATATTCTTTCCATATTGATAGTACTTACGGCTCTCATAGCTATTGTTTACTTCGACATTTTCGTCATCTCTGTACCACCCTGAGAGCACATCTCCTGCGTAGAACATACGCTCGAAGTCATGATTCCCAGAAACCACAATTACATCCACAGGTGCTATCTGCTTTAAGTAATCAATAGCTTTTACTATAAGCAGCCAGTAACCACGGAATGTATCTTTCCAACTTGCTGATTCCTCAACAGGTGTTCCTTTTGTGGTAGTCCTTCTCATCCCTTCAGAGTTCATACCATCATTTCCAATAGGTAGTATGAACTTGTCTATCTCTAGACCTTCAGCTTTGCGTACCAGCTCTTGCACCACACCTATGTATTGAGCTTCGGTTTCATCTATAGACTTACCGTGCTCTTTACCATAGTGCAAATCAGGTAAGGATATCTCATATGCAATAGGCTTAAGCTTAGGCGTATGCTTTATGAGTGATACCTTAGGGCTGTACTTAGATGCAAAGAGTTCTATCTCCTCTTTTATATCTTGTACACTTACAGATTCGCTCTTTGTGACTACAGAGAACCTCTGCTTACCTGATACTGTTTGCCAAAACTTTACGCTAGCTACGTCTGAAGTTTTGATTCCATTCTTGTCAAGGTATTCCTGAAACTCAGTGATAACGCTAGCGTTCTCATTTGAGTTTTCACGAGCTAGCGCTCTAGCTTCGTACAGTGCTGTTTCACAGTCTTCTAAGGGTGCGTCAAGTCTTTCTGCAAGTACCTGCGCACTCTTCTTCAGATAACCAGTCCTTTCCCCGATGAAGTCCTTTATATCTTCAATTGTCATTGTACTACATTCCCTCGTTTATCATGCGTATGTGCATTACTCTTAAGCTCTCTGACGTCTCTCTCAAGTTGGTCAACATCTTCTTTCAGCTCATCAAGCTTGATTATTATTGATTCTATGTCTTTCTCTGCTGTAGCCATTTCTACAGTACTATCTGCAGTTGTAGCTATAAGCCATGTACCTATTCCTACAACGAGTAAACCTGCAGCAGAAGTAATAAGTGTCTTTGGATCTTTCATTTTCTTACTTTTTCTACGGTGCGGCCTGCAAAATATGCTCCGAATACTGTGAGCATAAGTATCTCAAGTAAGCTGATATAGCTTTCTGGGGGTTTGAAGTTAGGGTCGGTACCTTCCCATATCATCATCACCATAAAGAATACACATAAGAGAACAAGCATAACAGGACGTATAAGCTTAGCAAGCTTAACGTCTGACTTTGCGTCCGCTTCCCATCTTCGTGTAACATTCTCTTGGGCTTTAATTTCTGACTCCATTACCGCCTTAAAGCTTTCACTATCTAAGGTTGGGTCTTTATCTACAAGATTTTTAACTACGCCTAATACGCCGCGGTCCGGGAGTACATCTCCGACCACTTCGAGGACAGATGGGGCCTTTTCGCGTAGCCACTGTCCAACCTTCGTATCTCGCAGTTTCTTGTCGCTCATTGCATTGGGGATACGATATACTCGACTTTGACTCCTGCAGCGTCATTTGAGAATACTTCGATGTCATCAGTAGTAGCATCACATTTCCATGGGAACATTGTAAACTCACCTGCATTCAGCAGTATCACGTCGTCTCTTGTACCGTTGTTATTGAACTGTACAGTTATCGTTTTCCCAGCTACCCCTGAAGTATTACGTATAAACACGTATACCTGGTTAGCTGTATCTCCTGTCTCTGTAGCATCATAGTAGTCAGAGCCTTCCAGCAAAGAGTAAGGAGAACCAGAGCTTATGTCTTTTACAATTCTAGTTCCGCTATCTACTCGTGGTTCTACAGAGAAAGTTCTGTCGTGCCTTTGAGAGATAGTGTTGCGAAACGTATTGCTAGAGCGAATAGATATTCTTGTATTGATAGTACCCATTAGGTTAGTAGTTGTAGGAGCTTTTCTACTTGCTCCCCTGTAATGTCTTCAGGAAGTTGATCTTCCCGAATAGGATGTAGCTGTACCTCTATTTCATTGTCAAGCAAAGTCTCTACATCTGCAAGCTGCTTTTTTCTTTGATCAATGAGTTCTTTGTGCTCTTCTTCGAGCTTTTCAATAGCATCTTTATCTTCAGCTTCTATGTGCCTTTGCATCTCAACTGAAAGCTCTTGAAATTCAAGCCCAGGTACAGCTGCTTGCTCAAGAGGATCAAGGATATTACGCAGTTCCTTGATGTTCTTCCCAACAAGAACAGCGAAGCGTGCACCTTTAATTGATTTGACTGCTTCGAGTCCTTTGTACAAGCCCAACAGATCTCTGTTAGATGCTTTGAATTTAGCTAGTTTGGCCATGGTATATAGGTTTGTATGTTTTTACAAATTTACACAATCTCATTTACAATGAAAAAGTGAACTGAGTGGT